CTCAAGAGAAAAAAATAAATGATGAAAGATCAGAGGTTTTTAAGGAATGTAGAACGCCTTGGTTTTGTCCTAAATGTGATAAGATAATGAAAAAAAGAATAGATACTCAATATTATAATAGACATGGGCATTGTTTGGATTGTCAGGTAGAATTTGAGAATAAATTAGCCGTACAGGGAAAATTAAATGATCATATCAAGGAAACTGTTAAACAAAATAAAAAATCTTATCTTAAAGAAATGAAACAGTCTATTGAAGAGTGGAAAAAAGCTCCAGATACAGTTTCTTTTCTTAATCAGGTTAAACCAGATGGATATACACTTGATGAAGAACAGTGGGAAGTAAATAAAGGCAATATTAATAAAGAAATTGAAGAAGCTGAAGAATATTTAAAAAAATTGGAAGAATCAATTTAATATATTTATATATTTATAAGTGTAGAATTATATACAATAGGAGAAGTTAATGTCAGACATAAATAAACTTAGAAGTTTGGTACGAGAAGAAATTAAATCCATTATGGCAGAAAAACAGGCTGAAGGTGGGATGAAGAAACTTGATGTAAGATTACCAGCTCAAGCACAAAAATTTTTAGATAAGGCTGTTAGCGCGATAAAGGGTGCTAATTTAAATCGTCGGAAACAAATTGCAGCATTAGCTAAAATAATTGATGGTTTGGGATTGGATAGGAAAGAATTAGTTAGATATATTACTAAAATAAAAAAGGAATTGTAATTTATGTGGAAATTAATTTCCCTTATTTTAGCTTTTCTGGGAATATCTGGTAAGGCTTCATCTATAAAACGAACTAAAGTAAAAAAGATTAATAAAAAATTAAAAGATTCTGCTAAGAAGATTAAATCTGTCGATAAAAAGATTAAATCTACAAAGAAAAAATCTAAAAATTTAAAAAATAAGGCTGCAGATATAGAAAAAGAAATAAAAAGTGTTAAAAAAGGTAGTAAGAAGCGTAAGGAAATTAAAGATTCAAAAGACGCTGAAGATTTTTTAAGAAAATTTGCAAAAAAATAGGAGTAAATAATGGCAACAGCAGTACACGGATCATTTGTAGGTAGAACTAAAGCAATTGATACTACTCAAAATGCATATGGAGAAGTTGTGCAGGCGGTAGGAGCAAGTACAACTTTTGAAGCTACAGGTTCAAATTTTAGTACAGCATTTATAGTTAATGCTGGAACTAACTATACTTTGACTCCAGTTAATGGCACAGGAACAATTAGCGCAGGATTAGTAACAGGACAAATATATCCAATCGCATTAAAAAAGGTCGTAAATATTGGCGGTACTACCGTAACTTTATTGAGATAATTGGATCTTTCGAATTATAATGAAATGGATATTAATATTATTAATAACTGCATTTTGTTCTGCTCAAGTTACGCTTACTGATGAAGAATCAAAAAAAATTGCAATAAATATTCAGAATTTACAGGTTGAAGTTGATTCTTTAAAAAATATTGTAAATCTGCAAAATAAATTGATATATATACATAAGGAAGTTATATTTTCGGACAGTATTCTCACATTAAAATTAGAAGAAAAAATTGATGTTTTAGAAAATGATGTTAAGTTACTTGAAAAAAAAACAAAGTTGGTTAAACCATCTTGGTACGAAAATAAATGGTTATATTTTACATATGGGGCAATTATATCCGCGACGATAACATCTACTCTTAATACTATAACTAATATTTTATTATAATAATGCCTACAGATAAAAAACAAATAAAAGAAGCTATTCGTAAAGAATTTAAAAAGTGTGCAAGAGATCCTGTGCATTTTTTAAGAAGATATTGTTACATACAACATCCACTAAAAGGTAAAATAAAATTTGATTTATTTGATTATCAAGAAAAGATTTTAAGAGAATTTGTTAATAATGATTATAATATTCTTTTAAAAGTATCTACACTTACGGCTGGATATGCATTATGGATGATGACATTTTATGATGATAAGAATATATTGGTTATTGCAACTAAACAAGATGTAGCTAAAAATTTGGTTACTAAAGTTAGAGTAATGCATGCTAGTTTACCAACCTGGTTGAAACAAAAATGTGTTGAAGATAATAAATTGTCATTAAGATATAAGAACGGGTCTCAAATAAAAGCTGTAGCAAGTTCTGAAGAGGCTGGCAGATCAGAAGCATTATCATTATTAATTTTAGATGAAGCTGCATTTATTCCTAGAATTGATACAATATGGACAGCAGCATCACAAACTTTGGCATTGGGTGGAAGATGTATAGCACTTTCTACTCCGAATGGTGTTGGTAACTGGTTTCATAAAACTTGGATAGATGCCGAGGACGAGTTGAATGAATGGAATATTTTAAGATTACATTGGTCAGTACATCCAGATAGAAATCAAGAATGGAGAGATCATCAAGATAAATTGTTAGGTCCCTCAATGGCAGCTCAAGAATGTGATTGTGATTTTGTAACATCTGGTCAGATGGTAATTGATGGTCGTATATTGGAAGAATATAAAACTGATCATGTTAGAGATCCAATTGAAAGGCGAGGAATAGATAGTAATGTTTGGATATGGGAGCCACCCAATTATACAAAAGATTATGTGGTGAGTGCAGATGTAAGTAGAGGTGATGGAACCGATTATTCTGCATTTCATGTTATGGAAGTAGAAGATTGTAAACAAGTAGCAGAATATAAAGGTAAGATTGGAACGAAAGATTTTGGTAATTTACTTGTAAATGTATCTCAGGAATATAATAATGCATTACTTGTTGTTGAAAATGCGTCAATTGGTTGGGCAGCTATACAACAATGTATAGATAGAGATTATGAAAACTTATTTTATATGAGTAAAGATTTACAATATGTAGATACACAAAAACAAATGACAAATAAAATTTATGGACAAGAAAAACAAATGGTTCCTGGTTTTACAATGTCAATGAAGACAAGACCATTAGTTATTGCTAAATTAGAAGAATTTTTTAGAGAGAAATCAGTTGAGGTTTATTCTTCGCGCCTAATAGATGAGTTGTTCGTATTTATATATAACAATAATAGAGCAGAGGCAATGACTGGGTATAATGATGATTTGGTTATTTCCTTTGGTATTGCTTTATGGATACGAGATACCGCTTTACGTTTAAGAGCGGAAGGAATAGAATTACAGAAGAAAGCTATTTCTGGTATAACTATGAATCCAGCTATATATACTCCTACTGATGAAAATGATAGTTGGAAATGGGAAATTGATAAGAAAAAAGAAGATTTAACTTGGTTAATAAAATAAAGAGGTAAAAATGGCCGATAAAAGCTTAAGAACAAGATTAAAGAGATTATTTTCAACAAACGTAATCGTTAGAAATGTTGGAGGACGACGATTAAAAGTAGTTGATACTAGTAAATCTCAATATATGCCAACTAGAGGATTGATTGATAGATATAAGAAGATTTATTCAACTGGTGGTGCAGGATTGTCTGGTTACTCAGATAATCAATTAATTAAGTCGTTACGACTTGGGTTATTTAGAGATTATGAAGCAATGGATGGAGATGCTATACTTTCTTCCGCATTAGATATATATGCAGATGAATCTACGATGAAAAGTGAGTATGGAAATGTTTTAGAAATTAATACATCTAATGATAATATTTTTCAGATTTTACATAACTTATATTATGATATATTGAATATAGAATTCAATTTATGGCCTTGGGTTCGTAATATGTGTAAGTATGGAGATTTTTATTTAAGATTAGATGTTGATGAACGTTTCGGTATTAGAAATGTGGAACCTTTATCGGTTTATGATGTAACTAGATTAGAAAACGAAGATCCAGAGAATCCAGAATATGTAAAATTTAAATTAGAACAAGGTGCTACTGGTGGTGGAGCTGCACAACATTCTATGACTAGTAGGATAGAAGAATTTGAAAATTATGAAATAGCTCATTTTAGATTACTTTCTGATTCAAATTATCTTCCTTATGGTAAGTCTATGATAGAAGGAGCCCGTAAGGTTTGGAAACAGTTATCTCTTATGGAAGATGCAATGTTGATTCATAGAATTATGAGAGCACCTGAAAAAAGAATATTTAAAGTTGATATTGGAAATATACCACCGGCAGAAGTTGATAATTATATGAATCAAATTATTGATAAGATGAAAAAAGCACCAGTTGTAGATAAGGTTACTGGTGATTATAATCTTAGATATAATATGCAAAATATTACAGAAGATTTCTTCTTACCAGTTCGTGGTGGAGATAGTGGAACAAGTGTAGATTCATTACCAGGGTTAACTTATGAAGCGGTAGAAGATATTGAATATTTAAAAAATAAATTATTGGCTTCATTACGTATCCCAAAACCATATTTGGGATTTGATGAGAATGTGGGTGAAAAGGCAACTTTAGCAGCAGAAGATGTAAGATTTGCTCGCACCATTGAAAGAATTCAAAGAATTATAATCAGCGAATTAATGAAAATTGGTATTGTACATTTATATTCTCAAGGATTTACAGATGAAGAATTAGTTAATTTTGATTTAGAGTTAATGAGTCCGTCTACAATATATGAACAAGAAAAAATTTCACTTTGGAATGAAAAAACTTCACTTGCAAGTTCTATGTTACAAGATGGTTTACTTTCTACAGATTGGATTTATAAAAATATATTTAAGTTTACTGATGAAGAAATTAAACAAGAAGATGATAAGATTGTATATGATTATAAACAAAAGTATAGACGTTCACAGATTGAAAGTGAAGGTAATGATCCAGCAAAATCTGGACAATCAGTAGGATCACCATCAGATATGGCTATGGGAAGAACTGGTCATGAATTAGAAGATGAGTTAGGTCCAGAAGGTGGAAGTCCAGAAGGTGGTTGGGAAGGTGCAGGTAGACCTACAGAACCATCACATTATAAAAAAGACAGTCATATTAGAGGTAGAGATCCATTAGGGGCTCACGATATGAAAAAACAAGCATCTAGTAATCCAAAATACGGTAAAGTTATGGCTTTAGCACATTTGGATAAGCTTAAGAATACTTTAAAACGTAAATCTGATATAAAACTAATAAATGAAGTTGAAGAACTACACGAGGAGTATAAAGAAGATGTTAATAATAAGTAAAGTTAATCATTATTTGAGAAGTTTTATATTTATTTATGAATAACTGTATTGGAGTGATATATGTCTAAAAAGTTGAAACACAGTAAAATTAAAAATACTGGCGTGCTATTTGAAGTGTTGACCCGACAGGTGACTGCGGATATAATGGAAAATGTAGAGTCAAAAGCAGTTCCTTTGATTAAAAAGCATTTTCATAAAAATTCTACTTTAGGAAAAGAGTTAGAATTATATAATATACTTACGACTGAAACATATAAACGTCGCGATAAGGCAGATCGATTAGTGGACGCTGTAATTAAAAGTAGACAAAGACTTTCAAATAAAACACTTAGATCAGAAAAGTTTAATCTTATTAAAGATATTAAAGAAACTTATGATGTAAATGCATTATTTTCTACTAGAATGCCAAATTATAGACGATTAGCATCTATTTATAAATTATTTTTATATGAAACTACTGGAGAGGATATAAATCCAAAAGAAATTGTAGAATCTAGAGATTATATAGTTGAATCGCTAATTGCAGACATTCCTAAACAGAAACCAAAAAGTGAATTAGCTCAAGAATATATTGATGAGTCTAAAGATGTTAAATTATTAGCTTATACTTTAATGGTTGAAAAATTTAATAAAAAATATAGTACATTAAGTCATTCTCAAAAAGAAGTTT